ACGTCGCAGCGACCCGCGCCAAGAAGGAGCTGTACACGATGGAGCTGTAGCAGCCGGCAGCGGGGCACGCTGGGGCCAGGGTAGGGGCTGGGGGCCGCAAGTACCCCGGCCCCTTTGCTTTGCCGCTGTACGCGGCCCACAGCGGCCAACGGTTGCGTGACACACTCAGATCGTGTTACGGCTTGCGCTGCCTATCGGGGTCCATGGGGATCGATAGCATCTTCCTCCGCCCAGGATCACTGATGCTCGACTTCGTTCGAATCCTCGCTGGTGTGGCTTGGCTCGCAGCCATGCTCTACACCTTCCCGAGTGTGTACCGCACTTTCGTTCGAAAAGAAGACCTCCGTGATAAGGGGTGGACGTTCTGTTTCTTCTTCGGGCTTCTCCAAGTGGGGTACTTCCTGAGGTTCGGCATGGGGCTGGCCCCTGAACCGGACCCGGGCGCTTCGTACAGCATGACGCTTGGCCTGAAGGTTCTTTCGGCGATGATCGCATTGCGGATCGTTGACCGGCGTATCGAACTGGATGGATGGCGTTTGTGGAAGCGTTGATAAAGTTCTTTGCCGACCTCACTCCTGGGGCAGTGGGGATCTGGCTGGGCGTAGGCATGTTCGCCCTGTACTGGATCCGCGAGTTTCGCGAGACCAGAAAGCTGAGCTCTGAGGATCGGCAAGCCCGCCGTGAGGGCTTCGAGTCGATGGTGAAGAGTCTGCAAGCCGAGAATCGCGACCTGAGACGTGAGATGCAAGCGGACCGTGAGGCGCACGCGGCGTATCGCCAGCTGTGCCACCAGGAGACCGACATGCTGAGAAAGCAGATCATCGATCTGCATGACGAGATCGCGGGGTACAAGCGCCGCCTGGACACGCAAGCCATAAAGGTGGCCCAGCTGGCGCTGCCGGAGGGAAAAGAGGAACAAGTCTGATGCAGATCCCGTTTCTGATTAAGAAGCTGACGATCAAGCCGCTCGAGGAGCGGCACTTCGTGACGCTGGCCGTCCTGCTCCTGATCGTCGGGATGCTGCTGATGGCTCGCGAGAACCCTGAGCTGTGGGAAGTCGAGCTGTTCAAGACCCTGCTGACTGCTGTGGTCATCACCGGCTTCCTCAACATGATTCTGTCGTACCACTTCTCGGCCAACAAGACGGACGCTGTCAAGTCCGAGAACACGGCGAAGGCGTTCGAAGCGATCGCTGCCACCGCTCAGGCGGCCACGACGCCTGATGCCAAGGAGGCTGCGGCACGAGCCGCCGCGCAGACCGCGGACGCTGCTCAGCACGAGGCTGAGCAGTTCCAGGATCTCGAAAGGAACAAGTGATGGCATTCGACCGCCCCGGGCTGTTCGCAGCGATCCGACCCTTCGCACCGGGCGGCAAGCTCGCTGCTGACCACGTTCCGATGATCGATGCGCTTGCCGACAAGTTCGGCTTGCCGCGTGTCGGGCAGATTCCGAACGCACCGGTCACCGAGCTGACCGAACAGGACTTCAAAGACGCAGCGGCGGCTCTTGGGTGTTCCGTTGCGCAGATCCGTGCCGTGTTCGAAGTGGAGGCCAGCGGGGCGGGATGGTTCACCGACGTGCGAGCCGACATCCTGGCGCTGGATGGTCCCGGCGGCTTCATCGACGGGGACCTGCCCAAGATCTTGTTCGAGGCCCACCATTTCGACAGGTTGACTGGCGGGAAGTACCGCAAGACCCATCCGAACCTGTCCAGCGCTAAGTGGAACCGAGCGCTCTACGTCGGTGGGCAGGGGGAGTGGGCTCGCCTCTACAAAGCGATGACGCTGGATCGTCAGGCAGCATTGATGTCCGCGTCCTGGGGCGGTCCGCAGATCATGGGCTTCAACCACAAGCTGGCAGGGTTCAGCACGGTGGACGCCTTCGTGGACGCGATGATGACGGGTTCACGGGCCCATCTGATGGCGTTCGTCAACTTCGTAAAGAACAGCGGACTGGCACCGGCGCTGCGCCAGATCACCGGCGTTCATGCCAGTGCTGTGCCGTTCGCTCGCGGGTACAACGGAGCAGGCTACGCGAAGAACGAGTACCACATCAAGATTGCTCGCGCTTTCGCCAAGTGGAACAAATGAAAGCACGTCAGGCCGCAGACCTGTGGGAGAAGACGGTCGACCGGTTCGCCAAGAGCCCGTGGTCATCCGTTGCACTGTGGGGCTACGGTCTGGCGTGGGCGATCGCTGAGAACTGGAACATCGGCTGGGACGGGTTCCTGACCATCGCACTGGGCGAGGTCGCTTTGTCCATCCGCCGTTGGCAAGGGAGACAATGATATGCCGAAGTTCAACTTTCAAGCGGCGCTGATCTTCACGGTCATCGCACTGGCGATCATCGTGCTGTTCAGCTGGCGATCGGGATGCGCGCAAAGCCGTCGCGCTGATCAGGCGGTCACGGTCGGGAAGCAGCTCGACAAGGTCGCGAAAGAGACTCCCGCAATCCGCGCGGAGCAGAAGGAGAAGGAAGATGAAGTCCAGGAGATTGATGGGGCTGATCAGCCTCTGCCTGACGGTTTCGGCGCTGAGCTTGAGCGCGTGCGCCGGGGCAGTCATTCCCGATAGCCTCAAGGCGCCGTGCGAAAGCACGGTCGGGGATCTCAGCACTGCTCGGACCGCTGGCGACCTCGGACAGGCGATCGTTCGGGGTGACGGCGACCTTCGGGTCTGCAACATCAAGAAGGACGCCGTCGTCGCGATCGCGGAGAGCGCGAATCGCCCGTGGTGGCGGTTCTGGTAGGGGTTCGGCAAGCCGGCCCTATCCTGGGTTGCACAAGGAGGGAGGCCGCCCCATACTCCACTCGAGAGGGGGCGGCTTTTCGCTTCTCAATCAAACTTGGATCTCAGGTGGCATGACCGTCGATCGCAGTCAGTTTGAACCGGCACTCACTCCCGACGAGATCAGCCTTCGCGATTGTTTCGTGAACGAGTACATGCGCGACTTCGATGCGTATGCCGCGTGCCTCCGGTTGGGCTTCATGTCGTCGTTCGCTGTTCACCAGGCGCAGATCCTGCCGAACTGCGGATACGTCCAACGCAAGATCGCCCAGCTGAAGTCGCAGCCCGATCCGGAGGGTGTGAACCGCGAGCAGTCGGACAAGGCCCTGCTGGAGAACGTGCTGCGCGAAGCCATGCAGAAGGGGCCGTATGCGTCCCGTGTGGCTGCTGGCAGGGCGTTCGCTGAGCTGAAGGGCTGGAACAAGCCCGACGGGAACGAGGGTGCCGAGCAGGCGCTTATCGACGCCCTGAAGGAGTTTGCGGGGCGAGCCCCTGCATGACGAACCTCCGCCTCCAGCGGGAAATGGCTCGCTGGTACGAACTGAAGGACCACCCTGTCCAGATGGCCCTCATCAGGGCGGTTGAGGACGGGATCAGGTTCCCCATCGTGCCAGCGGGTCGACGTTCGGGCAAGACCGAGCGTGCGAAACGATTCGTCGCCAAGCAGGCGATGTACTATCCGAACGAGAAGTACTTCCTCGGCGCTCCGACGTACAACCAGGCCAAGAAGATCTGGTGGGACGATATGAAGCAGCTCACGCTCTGCTCGACGCATACACAGCGTCCGAGCGAGGGCGAGCTGAAGATCTTCATGCCCAACGGTACCGAGATCCACGTCCTGGGACTGGATCAGCCGCAGCGCATTGAGGGTATCAACTGGACCGGCGGGGTGATCGACGAGATTGCGGACGTCAAGGGTGAAGCCGTCCAGGCCAACATCATGCCTGCGCTGAACACGGTGAATCCGACTCGGCCGGATTACCGCGCCTGGTGCTGGTTCATTGGCGTGCCGGATGGTCTGAACCATTATTACGACATGGCCGAGTACGCGCGCATCAACGGCGTGCAAGGGAACGGGTCAGATCCTGACTACGCCCTGTTCCACTGGAAGTCAAGCGAGATCCTGCCGCCGGACGTGATCGAGTCGGCCAAGCGGACCATGCACCGTCGCCAATACCTCCAGGAGTATGAAGCGAGCTTTGAGACTGCCAGCGGTCGCATCTACGAGGATTACTCGCCTCGGAACTACACGAACCGCACCATCCAGCCGCACGAGGCGCTTCACTGGATGCACGATCAGAACTTCACTCCGCTGAGCTCAGCGATCGCTGTGGTGGACGGTGACGTCCCGTACATCCTTGACGAGATCGTTCTGGAGAGCGCCATCAGCCGTCAGTCGGCGATCGAGTTCGTTGAGAAGTACAAGGATCACCAGAACAAGACAGTGTTCATCTACGGTGACCCTGCGGGCCGGGCGGGTGAGAAGCATGGCCACAAGTCGGATTACACCGAGATCGAGGATGTGCTCCGTCGCCACCGTTGGAAGTACGAGCGTCGCGTCAAGCCTGCGCACCCGTCGATCAAGGATCGCCAGAACGCGGTGCGAGCCAAGATCCTGAACGCGGCAGACGAAGTGAGCCTGTATGTCAACCCGACCACAGCGCCGTGGAGCCACAAGGGGTTAGCCACGGTTCAGCTGCAAGAAGGGTCCACGTTCCAAGAAGATCAGCGGAACCAGTATCAGCATATCACAACCGCGATCGGGTACTTTACTGACTATCACTGGCCCGCTGGACGCGCGTTGCTGAAGTCTGCTAGGGTCACCGGCAACTACTGACGGGGAAGTTCAAATGTCGCTCGATTCTGTACATCCCGACTACCTGTCCAAGAAGGACGGCTGGACGGTCATGCGCGACGTGTACCGTGGCGAGGAGGCGGTCAAAGAGAAGCGGACCACCTACCTTCCCCCGTCGAAGGGGATGCTGATCGACGGCATGAAGGCTGGCGAGATCGGCCTGGAGACGTACGAAGCGTATCTCACTCGCGCGGTGTTCCCGGAGTACACGACCGACGCCGTGCAAGCCTACATCGGCTTGCTGCACCAGAAGCCGGCGAACATTCAACTCCCTCAGCAGATGGAGTTCATGCGGGAGAAGGCGACGGCTCAGGGCGAGTCCCTGCTGGCGCTGCTCCGCCGCATCAACGAAGAGCAGCTTGTCAGCGGTCGCGTCGGCTTGCTCCTGGACATGCCTGCCCCTGTGGCCAATATGTCCACCTCGCCGCAGCCGTACATCTCTATGTACATCGCTGAGTCGATCAGAAACTGGGACGAGGGCAAGATCGAGGAGGGCAAGCCGAACCTCAACCTCGTCGTGCTGGACGAGTCGGGCAACCGGCGAAACTCCGACTTCGGCTGGGAGGCGATCACGAAGTATCGCGTCCTGAAGCTGGGCGCCCTGGCCGAGAACGAAGGGGAGGGCGGTGGGACCTACATGAACGGCGCGTTTGAGGCCGCGGGCGCAGGGGCGACCCCTGTGTACGTCGAGTCCGACATGACAACGCCGGTGATGATGGGGCAGTCACTGAACGAGATCCCGTTCGTGTTCGTGAACACGAAGGACATCACGGCTGAACCCGACAGCCCGCCGCTGATGGGGCTCGCTCGTCTGTGCCTGGCGATCTACAGGGGCGAGGCGGACTACCGTCAGAACCTGTTCATGCAGGGCCAGGATACGTTCGTTACGATCGGCGACTTCAAACGTCCCAAGCGCGATCTGAACGACATCAGTGAGAAGGACGACGAACCCATCCGCACTGGCGCCGGCAGCCACGTCTCGCTAGAGCAGGGCGGGGACGCCAAGTACGTCGGGGTGAACAGCCAAGGGCTGCCTGAGCAACGCATGGCGCTGGCAGCGGACCGCAACCGTGCGGAGACGCGCTCCGGCCAGCTGATCCGCGGCAAGAACGGGGATGCTGAGAGCGGCGAGGCGCTCAAGACCCGTGTGGCTGCGCAGACCGCCACCCTCAACCAGATCGCGATCACCGGCGCTGCGGCGCTTGAGCACATGCTCCGAATGTGCGCCCGTTGGATGGGGCTGGACGAGAAGGCCGTGACGGTCACGCCGAACCTTGAGTTCGCTGACTTCGAAATGACCGGTCAGAACCTGATGGCGCTGATGGAAGCTCGCGCGATGGGCGCGCCGCTGACGAAGCGCTCCATCCACGGTCTGATGGTTGACCAGGGCCTCACGAAGATGGATTACGAGTCCGAGGTCGCGCTCTACAAGGTGGAGATCGCGCAGGACGTCAAGGATGGGCTGATCCCGACGGCGGTGAAGGAACCCGCCAAGCCGGCAGCCAAGTAACTTCTGATCATGTGGTCAGTTGAGAGCCGAGTGAGTCGGCAAAGGAGAGAATGAGCATGGCGCTGAAAGCAGTAGTGGACACCCTGGACGACATCCCGGAAGCGATCCGTGACGAGTACGTCGAGCGCAACGGGAAGTACGAGCTCCAGGTCGAGGGCATGAAGACGCAAGCGGATGTCGACCGCCTGCAGACCGCTCTGAACAAGGAACGGACCGACCACAAGGGGCTTCAGTCCCGCGTCAGTCTGCTGGGCGATCGCAAGATCGAAGACGTCGTCAAGGACCTGGACCGCATTCCGGAACTCGAAGCCGCTGCCGAAGGCAAGCTGGACGACGAGAAGATCAACAGCATTGTCGACACTCGCATCAAGAGCCGCCTGGCCCCGATCGAGCGCGAGCGCGATCAGCTGAAGACGCAGGTCAAGGAGCTGGGCGGCGCGGTCGAGACCTACAAGTCCAAGGACAAGACGCGCACGATCCACGACAAGGTCCGCAAGGCTGCGACCAAGGCCAAGATGGCCCCGGAAGCCATCGACGACGCGCTGCTGCTGGCCGACCGCGTGTTCGAGATCGAGGAAGGCACGGACAAGGTCATCACCCGCGACGGCGTGGGCGTGACCCCGGGCTTGGAGCCCGACGCCTGGCTCACCGACCTGAAGGACAAGAAGCCTCACTGGTGGGGCCCGTCTTACGGCGGCGGTTCGGGCGGCAACCGTGGCGGCGGTTCGGCCACGTCGAACCCGTTCACGCACGACGGCTGGAACCTGACCGAGCAGGGCAAGCTCGTCACCAGTGACCGCGCCAAGGCCGAACAGCTGGCCAAGGCGGCGGGGACCACCATCGGCGGCCCCCGTCCGGCCAAGAAATCGTAAGCGTAAGGGCTTGCTGATACAGCTGGCTCGTGTTACCCCTATCGACAAGGGGCAGCGCGAGCCAGCACCCTACAGGCTAACGCCGGGCCATGGGGCAGGAACAGTCTGGAACTGATTCAACCCTTTTCTGGAGATGAGCCCCATGGCTTCCGGAGTCACCCGTCTCTCGGACCTCGTCGTCCCCGAGATCTTTTCGCCCAACGCTCAGCAGCTGACGCAGGAGAAGAGCCGTCTGCTCCGCTCCGGCGCCATGGTGAGCGACGAGGCCCTGAACACGGCGCTCGCCGGCGCCGGTCTGACCTTCAACGAGCCGTCGTACCGCGACCTCGACAACGACGCCGAGAACGTCTCGTCCGACGATCCCGACGTCAAGTCGACGCCGAACAAGATCGGCACCGCCACCGAGATCCAGGTCCGCCTGTCGCGGAACAACTCCTGGAGCTCGATGGACCTGGCCGCCGATCTGACCGGCTCCGACCCGATGGCCGCGATCGCCAACCGCGTGTCCGACTATTGGGTCCGCCGCCAGCAGGCCGCGTTCGTCGCCGTCATGAACGGCGTGTTCGCGGACAACGCTGCGGCCCCCGGCGGGCAGGACACGCACACGCAGAACGACATGATCCACGACATCTCGGGCGTGGCGTTCGACGACGGCGTGACCAACTTCTCGGCCGAGGCTTTCATCGACGCCGCCACCACCATGGGCGACTCGATGGAAGACCTGACGATGGTGATGATGCACTCCGTCGTCTACAACCGCGCCCTGAAGAACAACCTGATCGACTTCGTGGCCGATTCGGTCAACGGCGCGGCGGTGCAGATCCGCACCTTCCTGGGCCGTGAGGTGATCGTGGACGACGGCGTGCCGCACACCGGCGGCGTGTTCGACACCTGGCTGTTCGGACGCGGCGCCATCCGCTGGGGCGCGGGTTCGCCCAAGGTCCCGACCGAAGTCGACCGTGATCCGCGGGCCGGCAACGGCGGCGGCCAGGACGTGCTGCACAACCGGGTTGAGTGGACCATCGCTCCGGCCGGCTACGCCTACGTCGGCACGCCGCCCGCCGGCGGTCCGTCCAACGCCAACACCACGAACAACCTGGCCAACGCCGGGTCGTGGTCGCGTCGCTGGTCGGAGCGCAAGCAGATCCGCATGGCGCGTCTGGTCACCCGCGAGTACTAAGCCGTCTGAGGGCTCCTGCTTCGGCGGGAGCCCTCTTTCGCTTCGTGCTCTAAGATCAACCCCTCTGAGGGAACCCCGATGACCGAGAAGATCATCACCGCGCTGCAAGCGCTGGACAAGGCCAACGACAACC